TTACAAGCAGCCGTCTTCTGATGGTTGTGTTTTCATAAAGTAATTAAATGAACTCTTAAGCCCCTGGTGCGAGATGCATCGGGGGCTTTTACTAATAACTTATGGATGTTCTGAATATAGATGATACCAAGGCTGGAGCAGTCTTTCTGCTTCGCCAATTGGTCAAAGGTGATAAAACGAGTATTGAACTCAGAAATAGCATGATTCGTGCAGACGTGGATGACAGTTATTTCAAGTTTATCATTGAGGGACTTAGCGAGGGTTGCTATATAGAGGAGTCCTTCAGCATGTGGCGGATAACTCCCAAAGGGGTGCGATATCTGCAGGAATATGAGAGACGCCTGAATGTTGGCTCGGATTGGTCAATAGAGGGCAATTCTTCTGCTCAGGAAAAGAAAAGAGAGGAAGAAATGCAAGATAAGGCATTACAGAGGAGTAATGCCAAGTGGACTAAATATGGTTTCTTTATAACCCTAATATCTGCATTATTAGGCTTATTATACTTCCTTTGGGAGAACATATTGTGATGATTGCTATGGTGATGCCTTGGATACAGAGGCATTGCCATAGTCTTGTATTGCTTTTTTCAAGATGCTTGATGCGTCGCTCGATTCTTTCTTCCATACCTTATTATATTATATAAAACACCTGCAAATATAATAATTTTTAGTGAAAAACAAAACTTTTTCCCAAAAATATTTGGCAGTTCCAAATATTCTCCTTATCTTTGCCACCGCTTATAAGAAGATTGTAATCAATCCGGCTGGGTGACCGTTATCGCCTATGGCTTCTTGGCCGCAGGCTTTTTTTATGCCTCGGGAATTCATTTCCCTAACTGGAGAAAAATATTTTCCCAACTGGGGAAAAAGGAAAACTCTATATGGCGGCTGCATGAACCGTAAGATTTGAAATATCCATCCGGATGAGTCATCTTCTTATAAGCAACGGGGAATGCAGCCGCCACCCTTTTATACAATCGGCTGTTAATGCTTATAAGAAGATGCACTATGCAGAATTCTATTTTTATTAGTGATGCGCAGGTGAGACCTGCAGGCATCATCGTAGAGGAGGGCATGAAGGCCCTCAAGTGTGAAATCAAGAAACTCGCCAAGGCTAAGAGCGAAACCTTCAGTTTCCTCTGTGACGAGACGGTCACCTATGGCGATGTCGCCAAGGTCATGTTGGGCATGGTGGCTCTGATGGCCATCGTGGCAGTCAGCGGTTTCTTTTTCGGAGGGGAGGTGATGTGATGAAGCGAAAAGGTAAAAAGCTATTCCTCTCTCGCAAGCAAATTGATTCTTACCGATTTCTTGCGAAGGAGTGCAAGCAAACGAATGCTGCCGAAGTGGTGATTCGCTTCTCTGGCGATTCAGACCGGGTAATATCCTCAGTCGCAGTCTGGAAGAGTGTAGATAGGAAAGGCAACATTATCAGATGGCAGAAAAATCATTTCTTCTACCTTCCATACCTGAGTTTCAAGGCTATGCCATACAAGATGACATTGGCCAAGTATAAATCACATAAACAGAATATAGCATGAACAAGCGTAAGGTCAAGGACGTCCGTCTCCTGCAGGATTCCGATGACATGCTGTGGATGTACCGTCAGTTCTATCCCGATGCAACCATGACGGAGATAACGAGCGCAGACGGTTCGTATTACCTCGATGAGGAAGTGTACGACGTGGTGATGAAGCTTTGCAAGATTACCCACACCATGGCACTATACATCAACGTGAGTCGCAACAAAATAAAGGTCATCAAGTCTGCCGAGTTCCTGAAGAACACCGACAAGATGATGAAGAAAGGCTGCTTGGTTCACCTCTACGACCCACGCATGCCGCACGATGAAATCGAGGGTGTGGTGACGCGTGACGACGGCATACACTACGAAGGCGGTGCAGCCGTGTTCCACATCGAGAGCAAGAAACTGGGTCTCGTCGATTTAGACATGACATACGCCCTGTTCTGGAGACCCATAGAGGGATAAGACATTCACATTTCACAACTTTTTAAACAGACAAGAAAATGAAAGACAATAATTCAAATAACATTGAGACCAACAACCTCACCACCGAGGAGTTCCATAAACTTCTTGCAGAAAATACGGCAAAACTGAATGCGCTTCGCTTTGATTACACTCAGCAATTGGCAGACGTTCAGGATAAATATAATAAAGACCTGGATGAAATAATCGCACAGGAGCATCATGAAAATGATGAGCTCCGTAAAGCAAGAAAAGAGTATGAGAGAGCCAAAGAGGAGTACGAACTTAATATTCGCAGCCTGAAAAAAGACCGCAACGATGCAGGACGCAGATACAACGTAGGCAAGGCAAAACTCAAGAACTACTGGAGTACCGAGAATGAGAAGATCCAGAGCGAGCGACACAACATATTCGAGCGCTATAGAGATTCTGGGGGGGGCACTCACGGGAGATACAGAAGGTCTCCTGCACCCAGGCTGGACCAGAGACAAGAAAGGAGGGATGAGTGATGAATGAGAATAATGCAACCGATCTGCGCATGACAGCTGAGGTCTGGAATGCGCTCGTGGATATGATGAACGTTGAACAACTCAACAACTTCATCGAGAACCTCGACTATATACAGGAAAAACTCGTCTCAGACGAGATGATTACCTGTTGTCTCGAAGACTTCGGAGGCGCAGGCAAGGTACTGCTCATGCTCAATGCCTTCAAGCGCATGAGCAAATTTTTCCAAACCATCAACGTAGCCCTGGAGGCCAAAGGAGGTAAGGCATGAAAAAACGACCGATAGGCTTTGCAGCTTACGATAATGAGCAAAAGCCACAGCCGCTGGAGCGAGAGTCAAAGATTGACTATGTGGCAATGGCCCTTGATGCCTACTTGGAAGGCAGAGGTCCATGTGATGATCAAAATGATCAGCACGTTGATTTTCTCTCCTCCAAGGATATACAGGATGCCATCAAAGAGATGGTCTCTGCCTCTATCTCTACTATCACAGAATATATGGCAGAGCATGGCTATAAGATGATGCAGATCGAGGGAGGCAGGCTCGTCTGGATAATCAAGGACACCATGTCTGAATGATAAAAACAAGGCAATCATTTTTTTTCAGTTAACTACTTTTCTACCAAGTAGATGATATACGAGGTCGTCGTGATGACGGTCTCGTATTTTTATTTTCTCCCCTACCTTGTTATCTTTGCACGAAAAAAAAGATAAGACATGATCAACGCCAATACTATACCCTCCCCTATCTTCACCAGCGCACTCGATACCTTCACGTTTGGCATCAGCGGTGAGCGTGCCAACGTCACCATCACTTGTGCAGGAGAAGAACTGCTCAGCGAGACTTACTACCCGGTCTCTGGCAAGATTACCATCTACGACCTCGGTACACTCGTAGCCGATGCGGTTCGCCCTACCGTAGTCGCTACATTCTCCATATCCATCACCGAATATTTGGGCGACTCTTCCACTGATACGTGGTCGAGCGGCGACATTACGGCATACTATGCCACCGTGGATATAGACATGTCGGCAACTACGTTCCTCAACCAGTTCTTCATGAATCTGCTGGATGGCGCGAAGCTAACCCGTCTCGGTCATCGTGAATACCTGCATGCCGCAGGTGCCGACAGCACAAGTGCCTCCGTCGTGGCCAGATACTTCAAGAGCGACACACAGTCGGTCAACACCAACACCTTCTCTAACGGCACACCAATGCGCACGGTAAACGGCATCACTACGTTCGACGTATCACCCGACAGATACCACAACGAGGTATATGGAGATCTCTTCGCTTATACCGTGACCGTGGGCAAGCGCACACAAGAGTTCCAGATAGATCATACCGGCAGCGTGGCAGACCCGGTGCTGCTCTTTACCAACAGCTTCGGATGCCAGGAGACTTTCTACTGTCTCGGCAAAAAAAAGATCTCACCAGAGTTCGAGCGCAAGAGCGCCGTGATATCAGGCAAGAAAATCAACTATTCTATCAGGGAGACACGCAACTTCGAGGGCGACACCGGCATCCTGCCACCATCGATGACTCACTTCGCCGAAGACCTGCTGCGCTCCGACGAGATCTATCTTTTCAGGGATTACTCACAAGACAAGCAAGTCACCATCACTGAATCCAAGGCAGAGCGCACCAATGAGGCTGACGATATGCCAGAGTTCACCTTCACCTACCAGTATGCACAGCGCATCCAAAACGTGATGTTCAAGAATATGGGCGAAGGTCGCATCTTCGATGATTCCTTCGACGACACGTTTAACTAAAGTTTCACCCTTAAAGTTTTCGCATATATGGCTGATACAAGCAAGGCAATACACATCAACGAGCTTCGCCGCTCGCTCGATATCTCACGCATCGACCGCTCGCCTGTTGACATCGACTGCTGGAAGGCATCCGACGGTTCCATCATCCACTACCGCGGATGGCTCGTCACCTCCTCTAACTGGCGCGAGGGCACACACCGGCTTCGTAACCCCGTCAACAACCAGGTGCGCAAGGTGCGCGACATTTTCATCTTCAGATACAATAATCACCCAATATACTTATAGCAAATGGACGACAAAAACATAGACATTACCTTCGCCACCATGGGCGATGTGATGAGCTACCAGGCATACAACCCTACGGGCGGTTTCGTAGAGTCCTCTGGCATCTTTGACGATGACGGCATCACTGGCACAATGACCGTCAAGGCGAGTGATGGCAAAGACTACACCTATATCCCGTTCGGCGCAGACAACCTCCTACCCTACCAGCTCATCAAAAGCATCGGAGAGAGCAGCGTGATGGCACAGAACAAACTTTTCAACGTGCTCACCTGCTACGGCATGGGATTCCAATTTAATGACATCAAGACCAAGCTGCCAAGCGACGACAAGGATGTCAACCTCTTCAAGATGCACAATTCTCTCAGCCGCTTCTTCCTGGAGCAAATCACCGACATGAAGTATTTTTTCTTCTGTGTCTCGGCTATCATCCTCAACAAGAAGGGTGACCGCATCGTGGCAGTCCGACACAAGGAGGCTTGCTACTGCAGATTCACACAGAGTAAAAACGGCCGCTCCGAATACGTGCTTTATGCCAATTGGCGCAATGCGCTGGAGCCTGAGAATGTAGAGGCAATCCCATTGCTCGACGAGCTCGACCCGCTTGGCGACCTGCAGGAGCGCATGGGGCTGAAGGGGCAGAGCGGACAGGTGAAGTCACGGCAAGGCGGCAATGGTCCTCGCACTAAGGCGCGTGTTTTCGCCATCGTGACACGTTTCCCTACTGCCGGATGTCAATACTATCCAGTTCCCTACTACAGTGCTATCTTCAGAGACAAATGGTACGATATCTCCCGACTCATCGCCATCGGCAAGATGTCGAAGCTCAGAAATCATGCCGCTATCCCCTACCTCGTGGAAATCCACAACGACTATTGGCGCGGCATCTTCAAGGAGGAGCACATCACCAATCAAGAAGATCAGAAAAAGCGTAAGCTCCAGGAAAAAGAAAAAATCAAGTCCTTCATCTCTGGCATCGAGAACAGCGGCAAACTGTGGGTGGCGGGATATTACACTACCCCAGACGGCAAGGAGGTCAACATGGTCAAGATTACTCGCATCGACACCTCCAAGGACGGAGGCGACTACAGCGACGACATCGCAGAGAGCAACAATATGCAATGTTATGCAGACAATATCCATCCTAACCTCGTGGGTGCTACTCCTGGCAAGAGTCAGACCAACAACTCAGGATCCGACAAGCGAGAGCTCTTCACGCTCAAGCAGTCGATAGAGAAAGCCTTCCATGATCTCATGGAGACTGTCCACTGGGTTATCATCTATTTCAACCACTGGGAGGATAAGGTCTATCCAGACGTGCCGCTCATCATGCTTACCACCCTTGACGAGAACAAGGACGCCAAGAAAGTTTCAAACAACCCAAAATCACAGACAGATGATTGATATTACCGTTGATAGATTTGAGGCAATCCTACCATTCGTAGGCGCAGCCTCTGAGGATGTGTTCAACAAGATGTTGGAATCATTTGATGATACGTATCAAGACCTCGTGACAAATATCATAGGCCAGGATCATGAAAATGATGCAACCATGGTAGGATCACGCCTACTCTTGCAGGTCGAGAGATACGTCATGATAGCCACGTTCCTTGATCGTCTGCACTCGCAAGACATCATCATGACCGACAATGGCTTCGGCGTGGTGAGCAACGACAACATCGCGCCCGCCTCGCAATTCCGTGTCGATGCCCTGGAGCGTGAGTTGACCTACAGACGTGACATGGCAAGACACAACATGATCAATGAGCTTCGCCGTGTCGATGGATGGGCAGAGACAGAGCAAGCACTTGACAATATACGGTCTTTCTTTTGGTCACCGGTCTTGCTGCGCCAATATTATTATATCGACCATAAACCGACATTCGATGACCTCGCATCTTTCAGATCTAACATCGATACTGCAGAGAATTTTCTTCGCAAGCAGCTCTCCGATGACTTGATTGACCAGTTGCTAAGCGAGGAGCGCAAGGCTAAATTCGAGCCAAGCCATCGAGCAGCCAAACTCAAAATACTCGATTTCATCGCGTTGTTCCTGCCAAAAAATGGCGATATCACAGACAGACAAGATACCCATGGCTCATTCGAGAGCCTTCTTCGTTTCATAGAAGATCATCTCGATGACTTCGCCAAATATAGAGACTCAACCGCCTACAAGGCCAATCACATGCAAGCGTATGAAAACAAAGCTGATGACACAACCTTCTTCTTTGCTGGCTGACGGCAGCCTGCAACTCCACGCTCCTCACTCCTGGAGTGATCTCACACAAGAGCAGCTGCGCTATGTGCTCTTTCTGCTCACACAAGGTTGGAGCGAATGGCAAGTGCGCACCTATCTCTTTGCCCGTTTCTGCGGTATCAAGGTACTCAAGGAGAAAAAAGACGGATGGCTCTGCGAGACTATGCTGGAGAATGGTGAGAAGTTGCGCTTCTTCCTTCAGCTTTGGCAGATACAAAGTTTGTGCGAGGCATTCGACTTCGTCTTCGATGGCAAGGGCGCAGACAACAGGCTTGACTTCATCGGTCCATACAAGGCAGTAGATGTCGAGCTGCATGATTTTCCACTCATCAACTATATCGTCTGCGATAACTACTTCCAACAGTTTCTCAAGTCAGATAAGACGAGCGATGAGCCACTACGCGAGATGGCGTGCCGACTATATCTTGACGATCAGGGCAAAGAGCCTGACTCCATCAAATGTGCTCCATCCGAGACCATGGGAGTGTTCTTGTGGTTCATGTGGATAAAAGATAACTTTTCAAAATCTTTTCCACACCTCTTCAAATCTGCGTCTGAAGAAGGCGACTATGATATGACGGAGGCTATGAATGCGCAGATCCGAGCGCTCACAGGCGGTGACATCACCAAGGAAAAACAAATAGAAAAGTCTGATGTGTGGCGTGCGCTCACCGAGTTGGATGCCAAGGCACGTGAGGCTGAGGAGTTAAACGATAAACTGAAAAAATCATGATTAAGACAGAGATAAACACCCCTTCTGTACAGGTGGGCTTTGATGCGTTCTCTTACTTCAGAGATCTCACTAAGCACAATAAGCTTACCTCAGAGTTGGGGTTCATGCCTACCACCTGCAGCAGCCCACTCTCCTTCGAGGGTATGCTGCAAAACATGGCTAAGAGTAAAAACTTTGTGGTCATCGATGACACCAACGAGGGCAACGTGGCCATCAATGGTGACGGAAGCTACCGCAAGGTCATCACTTATACCGTGTGGATCCTCATGCGCTACAAAGAGTTTGACATGAATGATCGACAGGAGAAGCTCAACACATGCCGCAAGATATTCCGCCAGTTTCTGAGCAAAATCGTCATCGATAAGTACGACTGGCAATTCAAAGAATACACCTACATGCTCAGCGACCAGATAGACAGCCGTGAGATAGGTGCCTATTTCATCAACGGCCTCACAGGCGTTGAGTTTCATCTTGACGTGAGTGAACCTTTAAACCTGGAGTTCAACGATGAAGAATGGAACGAATGACATCAAGCATCCTGTCTCACAAGCAGACATTTACGCCTATGAGAAGGGATGGGCTGAGGAGATGGTCAACATCTGGAAAGAAAAACTCATGCACTACCGCATCCGGCATACCGGTGCCCTCTTCAATAGCGTGCAAACTACTTCTTACGGTGGTTCTTCTCGCATGATAGCCCACAAATTCCTGCTCTATGGTCTCTATCAAGAGGCTGGCACAGGCAATGGCTATTACCATGGCAACCCTGGCGACCTTCATTTTCTCGATCCTGAATACCGTGCTAAGCACCATTTGGGCGAGCCTCGTCAGCGCAAACCATGGTTCAATAAAAAATATTATGCCTCAATCATGAAGCTCAACGATATGGAGGGCATGTTTTATGGTGAGGAATACTTAGGCTTGATGGCAGACATCTTCAAGCAAATGTTTGGTTTTAAAATATGATTCTAACCTGATTATTATGGCAAACAAAGATACACTCATCAAGATGTTCGAAGGCATCAGGGACGAGCGAACAAAGCATGCCAACACGGCAAGGCGCATAGGAAACGCTTTTCTGTCGATGTTGGACTTTGCCTCCTCTGCCGGGGACGGCAAACTCTCATCCGTACACGACGATATTGCACAAGGCTTCATAACTTTCGTCAAAGGTCTTATGTCCAATCAGCTCGCACAACTGAAGGGTGGTGCAAGTTTTGGATCAGACGGTTCGTATTCGTTTGACAAAGACGGCAATCTCGTCATCGAAAGTGCGCATTCACGTGACTTCGACGAAATGCTACAGAATGGCTTCGCCCTGAAACGCAATCCTACGTCGGGCAAATATACACTTACCATCTCTGACCTGATCGTATGGGGGCGCATGGTTATCAATACCCTCGAAATCCGTAAGAAATACGCCATCGGAGGCAACGTATATCTCAGTGGCGCATCCTCCAAGATACAGCACGTGGAGAAGGTTTACTCTGAAGATGGCGAGACGGTTGTCGGATATAAGTGTTATATACTCAAGGACGATGGCACTATGGCTACCCAGAATAACTGGGTGGTGGGAGACCAAGCTCTCTGCCAAACTTTTGACATTGAGGAGGGCGTTTATCAGAACGTTAGCAACCAATACTACTGGAGACTGGTTACGCAGGTGAGCGAGGAAAATGTCGCTATCACGGAAAAATATACAGACAAGGATGGTAATGAACAGATTCGTGAGCTTTACGAGGGGCAGAAGTTCGCCTGGGTCGTCCTGTCCAAAGACGATTGCGATACAAACAGTGGCATCCCTGCTTCGGGGGACACGATTGTACTGGACGGACACAGGCTTACCGAAAACGAGGATACCGACTACACCGAGCGTACCAATGTACTCATGCTCGAAGCAACCGGCTCCGGCTCACCTCGCATCATAGCCCTCACTGGCGTTGTTGACTACAAGCACACCACAGACAACGAGGTGTTCATACTATCGCCTCAAAAAGTTATATTTACCACAGAACACTTTGAGATTCGCACAGCATCTGGCGCCCCTATAACGTTTGTGCACTTCATGGGTCCATGGGTGAAAGGTACGGAATATCATTATTACGACCAAGTCTCACATGCAAACGCCTTGTGGACTTGCATTGTAGAAAAAGGAAAATCCACCACCGACGAGCCTGCGGATGGGAGCGCCTATTGGCGCAAGGAGATGAGCGGAGGAAAAGGTGAGAAAGGCGACAAGGGAGAGGACGGATTAAGCGGTAATGGCATTGTTCCTGCTTATATCCGTTCCGAGGATACGCCTACACCTCCTACATCAGCTGATAAGAACAACTTGGATAACGGTTGGTCATTAATAATACCTTCGAGTGTAAGCTATAGCGACTCATCGTGGACGGATTACAAAGATGGTGGCTACACGTGGAAGAAATCTCCTACCACGGCAGCTAACTCTATAAGCTCATGCTTGGTAAGGTTCACTACAACGCAAGCGAATCAGACTGTTAAGTTTGTAATTAAATCTTTCAGCGAAATAAAGTATGATTACATATATCTGTCAGAGGTTGACGCAAGTGTTGTTCCGTCAAAACCAGACTTTGAAGGTAGGTCTCGTGCGGTAAGTGGAAATGGTGTAGAGCTATCCGTAACAGACATCGTAGCTACCGCAGGAACGCATACTGTGTACATCTGCTATGGCAAGGATAACTCTAATGATTATTACGGTGATTATGGGTTGTTCCGCATAGATAACGTGCCTGGCATACCTCTTTGGCAATCGAACGGCAAGGAAGTGTTTACTCGTAATGATAGTGGTGTAATAAAGAGTGAAATCGAATCTTGGTCTGAACCATTTAAGGTGACAGGAGAGGACGGAACGGATGGTAAGGATGCTGTGTCTTATAACGTGACTCTTACAAGGGGTAGCAATGGTGTGACACAAGGTCTGTATGTGGGTGTTACAAGATACATAGGAACGGCATGTACTACTGGTACGATTATCGAACTCGGCATGAGTTGTAAAGCGTACACAGATGGAACTCTTGCAGAAGGTCTTACGGACAGATTACAGACAACGGACAATTACATTGATTTTTCCGCATTCCCTAAAGCAAAGTCTTTTACGGTTGAACTTTTCGATAAGAATAATAACAAGGTAGCAACTGGTAATTATTCAGCAGGAGATGATGCTATCTCTATTCTCTTAGAGGACGCTCCGCTCGTTTTTGACACTGATGATAACGGAACTGTTTCTTCAGACATTACAAAGACTGCGAAAGTCAAGGTAATGAAGGGAAACACTAACGTTACTAACGATTGTAGCGATGTCTATCCAATGGATTCTATGTGTGTAAATTGTAGGTGCAATGCGGCAAAGAAAGATAAGTATATCGAGGTTTCTATCTCAGGCGATGATATTATAAAGAACGATGTAATTGTTGACGGGGTAAATCAAGGACAGATTTCTACAACATCTGGCTACGCAGTCGCACAATTTGCTTACGCTGGTGTTACCTATTTTGCTCAAGTTCCTTTCTCAGTCAACGTAGCTAAGTTTACTGGTGTTGTAGCGTTCAATAACAAGCAATACGAGTCTAAGTTTACGGAGACAGCAACCAAAAAAGAGCTGGAACAAGCCGAGTCACGAATCACGCAGACAGCAAGGGAAATCTCACTCTCGGTGAGTGAGAAGACTATCGGTAGGAGAAACCTACTCGTGGGTAGTGCGTTCCTGCGTGATGATAATAACCGTGTCTTATCTGATGGCGCAAGAATCGAGATGAATTCGGGCTATCAGGGCACAAATTGCATAAGGGTAATTGACAAAACAAAAAAAGGAGATTTGCATTATATTGGTGTGTACTGGGACGGCTCACAAGGTGGAAGAAGCATCAAGATAAAAAAAGGAAAGAAATATACATTATCATGCTATTATAAGACCTCAATGAGTCTTGCAATGTTAAGTATTGAAGCTATCTATACTGATAAGCAAGAAAATACAACAAGATTAGGGCAAGCAACATATCTTTCACCAAACTCATTTAAGGTTAAAAAGGTTAATGAATGGGAATTGTTCACAACTGTTATAGATACAACAGACGCCCAATCAGATTATATTGCATTCAATTTTTGGGAAGCATGTAAATTCGCTGCAGGAACAATTAAAGCTTGGATTTGCAGACCGATGGTCGAAGAAGGCGATACCTACAATGGCTGGACGCTATCACAAGACGATTATGATATTATCGGTGCAAACTTGATTGATAATTCAAGGACGCTTGATGTTGGCGGTAATGTCACTTTGGTAAAAGGTAAGAAGTCTCTGGTGGGCGATGCTTACGAACTGACGGCAAGCGGTAGTGATGATTACAATACATTCTATCGAATAAAAGGCGATACCTTTAAGCTCAATACGGATTATACCATCAGCTTCGAGGTAAGGGGTGATGCGAAGTATATGGGCGCATACGTTGTTTACCCTGCCACAAATACCAAGTTCACCTGCTACCGTGAGTCGCAGGGCGGTGCGATGTCTGAAACGACGGGTGATGGTAAGACTGTTGATTATGTTGCTTTGGTTGAAGTAAAAGAGCTGTCTAAGCAGCAGAGGGTGTGGAGTCATTTCCGATTCAAGGATAGACTGCCAGAAGAACTCTACTTCCAGTTCCCGAAGAATGCCGAGCAGACTGGCGTAACGAGCTGGAATGTGACTATCACGAAGCCGAAAATCGAAGTGGGTGCTGTCGTTACAGAGTACACCGAGCGCAAGAGCGACCTTGTGGATAAGGCGAGCTTGAAGGCAGCAGGTATTGTTGTTGATTCCGAGTCTGTCACACTTTACGGCAGTCAGGTACACATCAAGAAGGACAAGAACAGTAGCGAAGATACCGTGCTTATCGACAATAATACGGGCAAGGTATCGGCAGGATTGATAAATGCCGAGAAGGTTGTAGCGGAAGGTATTAAAACGCAGGAACTGGAAGCGCAAAATCTGAACGTGACAGGTAATAGCCGACTTGGAATCTTTCAGATAAAGACATCTAACGGAGATGAGAGGGATAATTATACCATAGATGGCGATATGATTACATACAGTGGTAGCTATAAGCTTCCTGATGGAGAAACGACCATTACTTACCCCAGTTCGGGATAGTGCAAGCAACTAATCCTAGTTGTTTGCTCTATTTCCCATAGGGCATACGTCTT